ACTCCACGTCCCACCAAACATCTGGTACGCACCGTATGCCTTCAGAGGCGCAGTGAGCAATGTTGTTGCTGCTCCCACATTCCCCTGTTTACGGGCTGAACTGGCTTCTGCTTTATAGTTGGCAGCCTGAACCTGATAACCGTAAGCCTCGCGTTGCGCGTTATTCACCGTCGTCAGAGAATCAAGAGCGCCAAACTGGGCAGTGTCGCCAAATATATCCAGCGCGTTACCTGTAGATAAATCAGCGCCGGTAGCCCCCATTGTCGCCGCCTGTGTACCAAGCCGCTGTCGGGTCTCTCTGCGCCGTTGCTCAGCTTCAGCGTTACCTCTGTTTATTGCATCATTTGCCTGAGCTGTGGCTATATCTGCGTTCGCTTCTGCAACCTTCGAGGCATACTTTCCCTGTTGGTACTGGGTGTATGCCTGAATGCCACTCATGGCGAGCATTGCGCCACCAGCAATAACCGGATCGCACATTATTTTCTCTCCATGTGAAATCTGTGGAAATTAAGACCAAGAGCACCATAAGGCGCGGCTTCTTCAAGCCTGAATCCAAGCCAGTGCAGCCATGCTTTGGCAACATGGTTTCGCTCGTCGACATAGTTTTCCAGGCGCGGATAAACTGCCAGCATCTGCTGCAATACAGGGCGGCAGTGGCGAAGAAATGTCTTCTGATATTTTTCGATACGGCTGGTTCCGACCAGCCAGGGCGTACCATTGCCACCGATCATTGACGCCGGAGATACGCCAAACATGGTTACCAGTTCTCCGTTCGCAAATCCTGACCAGGCCATAGTCGCAGTACGCAGACCAACACGCAGCGCATCTTCGGTAGTCATCAGTGATACCGCATACAGTTCGTCAATATCAGCCTGACGAACATCCGGCAAAATCATCTGAAGATGCTCTTCGGTTGCGGGAATAATTTGAACATCGATCATCAGAATCCCCCAACAGTAAGGCGAGGAATAACGGCAAGAACAGACAGCGGCAACGGATCAAGCTGACGGATTTTTACACGTCCGTTTTTGCCCCAGTTACTGTCCAGTTTCACTTCTACTTTTCCGGTAGCATCATCAACAGGATCATCGTAGAACTCGAATTCACGCTGTGGATATTCGTACCATTTACCGCCGGGCGTAGTCGCCCAGATGCCGCGACTGGCATTCACAACCAGAGTAACGGAGGGGATCACCTGTTTTTTGTCCAGCAGCGTTTCCTGTCCGTTAATGTTGATATCCAGTGTTTCGAATTCAGCAGTTATTGGCAGGCCGATGTGCACTACAGCCCCCGGAGATTCCAGCGTGACGGCACCTCCGGAAACCACTTTCTGTGGTTCCACGTTCGCATCAGAGAGAATGTTTACGGTCTGGCCTTCAAGATGAGACAGGCCTCCAAATGTCCGGCGCGCCATCTGCCAGTTCGTGGTGGCCACATTCCTGAGGGATGGCGGGACGTTCCTGTTAGCACGAACCACTACAGCGGTATTGCTGGTTACAGAAATAATGTCGCAACGTAATTCTTTTGACACTTCATCGCCAGTATCAGGATCAGTTCCGGTATAAGGGAACTGTAGTTGCGCGCCGACATCACTACTGGTGAAGTACGCACCACCAGAAACACTGATTGTATATTCCGCACGGTAATCCCATTCACCAGAACCACCAGTGATGGTCATCGTTCTGTCAGACGTATTTCTTCCATCATAGCTAAGGCCAGAATCAACAAAGAAAGCATCTTCATCGCTGGTAAATAAACGGCTGGACAGTCGCTCGATGTATCTCACTGTTTGCCCGTTAACGGTTCGGTTAATGACGAAATACACCGCATCTTCATTGCCTTCGCTGATACTGCATGTGCTTTCATATTTTCCGGTACTGGACTGTGGTGCCCATGCAAAAACCTGTTGATCACGCAAATAGGTCATCACCAGTAATTTACCGTCATCACGAATGCAGAAGGCGCTGGAGTAAGGGACAATAGAGAAGCACCAGTCAACAATGCTGTGCTTCTGAAAAAGATGATTGGCAAGGATGGTCAGGTCGTTCCCCTGATAGCCGTCAACATCGAATGAGTAGGCCAGATCACGGACAACGCTGCCTTTCTCCTGGACGAACAGAGCAATATTCGCCACGGCAATTGGCGGGACGTTGCTTGAGCCATTTGATCCCTGAGAGCTGAATGCAAATGATGATGGGGTTAACACTTTGTTCTGGTCGCCGGTGATGACGTACTCACCTCCGGAAGTCAGCGCCACCAGAGAACCAACATCAATCAGGTGGCGGATCTCATTAACCTGACGTCCGGCATAGGTGTAGATAATTCTGTCGTCATCCTGCGTAGGATTGCTTTTGCCAAAATCCTTATAATCCCCGGTACGGCTGGCCCAGATAGTCTGAGGAAACGCAGTCGATGCGGCGAAGTAAAGACGTTGTTGATAATAAACAACAGTGCCAGGATAACCATTAACACTGTTCCAGGCATATTTAGCCCATTTATAGCTGGCATTATCCTCGCCCACGACCTGCGAAGGGATATAGGAAATCACCTCGGCAGTTGCAGTAGTTCCATTTGCAGCAGTGATACGGGCAATGCCAAAACCACTGTGCAGATATTCCCACTCAATGCCAGTATCATCATCACCGGATCCGCCCCAGCCATCCCATGATGTGCCTTCTGTATGCGAAGGGCGCAAAGTACCTGTTTTGCCTGCTGTAACGGCGCGATAGTAGTTACTGTCTGCACGGCGAATATCGCCAATCGACGTACTCTTACTGGTTTCCCATACCGGCACAGAATCCACTGCAGGCTGTTCCAGATAGAACAATTTTCCTACCTGCTCCGCGCCAAAAATAGAGGCGCTTGCCGTTAGCGTAATTGTCCCGGTGCTGGCGCTGGCATAAACCGTCACTGACTCGTCAATATTGATATCTTCAAATGGCCCGTTCTTCGTTACCACATCAACCAGTTGCCAGTTGTCATGCGCATAGCGGCGCAACTCTTTCGGCGGGTATGCCGGATGAACCAGCGTAAGCACGTCTGCGCTTTGCGTGAATTTAATTCGGAACAGATCGGCTTCAGTATATGGCGTGGCAATTTCATAAATAACATTGCTGCTGTTCAGCACCAACGCACCATCTTTGATAACGCGCATGTACTGGTGTCCAAACTCCAGAGCATAAGTCTGAACCGTCGAGAACTGGAACGGGATCAGGCGGCATTTCCGATTTGGGTATTTGGCGGCACCGACAAAACGCGTACCAGGTCGATTCTCAACTCCGCCATACTGCCGCACGATAAAGTTATCGCACTTGCGCAATGCCACCTGGTACTTCGCCATGTCAATACGACCGTACAACGACGGTCCAATCTCACCACCGGCAAAGCTGGGCTGGATCCAACTGATAGCCATCAGGACAACCTCGCAATGGTAAACTCGTCAACCGGTGGCAGTGGTTCCTGTGATTCATTCTGGCTATGCGAGCCAGCACTAAGAATCACGCGATTGTACATATTGAGGGCAAACGTACCGAGGTCTGCATTCCCAGTCAGCGCCATGTTAATAGCTGCCGCAAGACGCCAGGCCAACGCCTCCATAAAAATGGCATCAAACATGTTCACATCTGAAACGCGAGAGACATACTTGAGCCATGCCTGCGGCTGGTCTGTGTAGATCAACTTTCCTGTTCCGTTGGTGTCTGCACCAACTTCGTACTGAACGCGCATTGCTGCTGTTGGATTGCGTACACCAGGAAGCATAATTTCAGTAATGCGCAGACAATCTGACGGGTACTGGTACGCATATTCCCAGTCAGGCGGTGGATTGCTCGTATCTGCAAGCGCCACGCGTTTGGTAGCAAAGTTCCAGTCAAAATCAGAAAGCACAGCATCACGGCAGGCCTCAAAGTGCAGCGAACATTCCCCCGCTTCCTTGCTGGCTTCCGTCAGGCTGTTAATGCTGCGGCTGTTGCCAATATTGGACAGCGCACGATTGCAGATCTCTACTACAGAGGCCATAAGTTTCTATACTCCTGCAATAAAGGGGCCGAAGCCCCTTGTCTGATTCGCGAGGCTTACACGCCCAGTTCTTTACGCTTATCTGCGATCTTCTCGCGTAGCGTTTCGGCTTTAGCGTTATGGTGTGGCTTCTCGTTAAAGAGCAATTCGTACTCTTCACGGAGCTTATCCAGTTCACCATCATCTGACACATCGTTGATGATTTTGGTGCTGGTTGCTGCCATTGACACCTTTCCTGCAACTTTTGCTTTTGCCTGTCTGGCTGCATCGTTAACAGGTTCCAGTGCGCTACCAGGCTCACCTTCGTATTCGATTTCTGCCCCCTCCGGCCACAGAGTGTTATGGATATGAGAGAGGCGCAGAACGCGGTATCTTGGTTTCTCACCTGACATCGATATCACCTTAACCAGTTACTTTTGAGCGGATCGGGTACGGCGTATTGGCATCAACATCCAGACTGATACCCGCAGTGAATTTGCCAGCCGTTAGTGGGCCAGTTGCGACGGAGTAGTTAACACGCAGATATCGCTGAACACCGGCAGGCACCTTTGCAGAAACAACTCGTTTACCTGCTGTCAGGGCGGTCTTTGCCAGTGCGCCACTATCATAAATAGTGGTCCATGAGCTGTTATTCTCACTCGTCTGCAACTGGATGTTTACAGTTGCATCACCGCTTGCCGCGGCGGCTGTGTTAACCAGCGCCCAAAACTCAAGTGGGTAACCCACGCCGATATCACGACGTTTTCCGTCAATTGGGCCGAGATCGATTACGTCAGTAGAAGCCGCGGTATTCGTAACCGCCTGAGCTTCGGAGAACATCAACAGTTTGTCGGTGATCATCTTCTTTCTCCATTAGTGGGTCTGTTACGACCCACAGGTTAATAACAGGCGTTACACCACGCGGGCTTCTGTTTCCAGAAGCGCATCAGTTTCACGGATTGGTACACCACGGAATGAAGTCCACCACTCGCCTTCTGTCTCTTTTACGCTGATAGCCAGAGATGTTTTCTCCAGAGACTGCAGATCAAGAGCCTGGCCTACAGTGCGGTTCATGTAGAACACCGGGCGGCCCATGCCACGGTTTGGAATGCGATGTAGTGCTTTAACCATCAACTTCGCAATATTTGCGGCAGAGGATGGTTCTGAAAGATTGCTGACATCGATGTTTGCAATGCGAACAACATAACGCCAGTCACGCAGAGCAAGTCCGTTATCCCATTTGTAATGGGTGCGATAGCCTTCGTACTTGCCGCCATTAGCATCTTCCAGTGTCACCTGGCCTTTATCTTCCATCTGGATGCCAGCCTTCTGCCCTTTCGGGAAGATGCCATGCACGGTGTTTTCGCCCCACACCACTAACCAGATTGAGGTGTTATCTGTACCCGTGCCACCAGCATCAATGATGTTCTGAGCATTACCCGCAGACAGGCTGGAATAGCGGGAGGACAGTCCCATAAACTGCTGAGGATTAACGCTGGAATCACCATAAAACAGCGTCTGCGCCATCTGCTGATTCATCGCTTCAATAAATGCGCGGTCTTCAGAAAGGCGGAATTCGGCGGTATTGCCGTTCAGATCAGCCAGTGACTTATCGACTTCCGCATAGGTTTCCAGCATGCCAACGGAATCGGTTACCTGCACTGTGGTTGATTTGCTTGGCTGTACGCCATAGTTCAGCAAACGCCAGGTAGCTGAAGGTAAACCAGAACGAATGGTGGTTCGGTGTCCGGTAGGGAGGTTCCCTTCGACAAAAGGCATATCCTGAAGGATCGGGTTAGTTTGACCGAGAAGCTCGATAATCTTATCGACTTTCCCGTTTGGATCGACGCGCTTACCCCAGTCAGCCAGCGTTAGCGCAGTTAAGCCTTTAACAGCCATTGTCATTTCCTCTCTTATTTGCCATAGAGCACTTCGGCCGCACTACGCTGGCCTTCATTACCACCGGTGACCATGCCATCTTCAGACATCGCCTTTCCGATTTTCACGAACGTTTTGACCAGATCAGGGTGATTACCCAGCCCGGTGGTGTTCAGATATTCTTTGAGTTCAGGTGTCCCGAACTGGTCAAGCGCACGCTGTGCGGCGCTAAGGTTAGAAATCAACTTGTCGCCACCGATTTCTTTGTCGGCTTTTACATCCGCAGCCCACTGCTCGGTTGTTTTCTGCCAGGCTTCTGCCTGGCGCTGCTGAACACCTGCCAGAATCTTCGGATAAGCATCAACCAGCTTTTGCGCTTGCTCGTTGGTCAGGTTTAGTTCTCGCGCCACCGGCTCGAATTCCTTCAACGCTTCTGTATCCAGCTCTACGCCTTCGGCAGCCTGAAACTCGTACTTTTCAGGCGCACCCTCTGGTTTATCGCCGTCCTTTTTTTCATCATGCTTATCGTTTTCAGGCTTTTTGTCATCAGCAGGTTTATCGCCATCAGCAACAGGTTGTGGCTTATCACCTTCCTGTTGTGATGGATCACCAACTGGAGCAGGGTTATCACCTGCAGGCGCTGACGGTTCTGACGCAGCCGGAGCTGCTCCACCATCGACTGGTTGCTCATTGCAAAGACGGCGATACAGCAAACGCTCAAATAAATTCATGATCACTCCTGTTCACTGGCCTCTTTGGCCATCTTCAAATACTGTTCAGGGCAATGCGCCATAACGCGCTGAAACAGTTCCAGCGCCAGATTGCGTTGCCCCTCATTAAATGCCATTGCCATAGCGTCCATCGGTGAGATAGCGGAAAACACACGGCCTTTCTCCAGCACCGACCAGACAACGCGACGCCCCTGTTCACTGCTCATGACAAAGCAAATGTCATCAATTTCACGCTGTGCCATGTCACGTTGCTTACGGGCGTTTTCTTCTTTCAGTTGATCGTCTTCGTAATCTGTCATTGTGATTGCCCACCCTGACCACTAACTGCATTCGCCATAGCTGACAAAACACTCGGATCCGAAGTTTTAGCTTCGCTTAGCGTCTTGGCACCCTGTGCCGCCGCCATCCCCATCGCCATCATTTGTTGCTGCTGTTGTTGCTGTGCCCGTTGCTGGCGAGCCTGCTCAACCTGTTCCTGCGGAACAATGACGGTTGGAGACACTCCGGACATATCAGCGAATGCATCGATCGCCTGATCAACGTTGAGTTTGTCGAGAGCTTCTGGTTTCGCTTGCGCAAGTTGACCAATGAAGTTGACCGTAGACGCCAGACTGGACAGGCCGATAGACTTCTGCGCCTGAGCCATGACGGAAATGTATTCGACCTTCAGGGGCATACCTTCCATCGCGTCAGGCGGTGGCGGCAGCATGTTTTTACGCACCATCATCGAGAAAGCGCGGTCAATGAGAGGATTAAGACATTCGTCGTTCAGACGCTCCAGAACCGGCCCCAACATCAGAAGTTTTTCTTCTTTCATTTCGATCACCGCTTCAACAGGCATCGAGCGGGTATTGATGTTCTGCAACATCATGAACAGATCGACAAAGTAGGCGCTGTTAATGATTTGACGGGTGTCCTGAATGTCTGCCACCAAATCTGCTGTACTGGGGTTAACCAGATAAGCAGGCCTGAAACCATCCTGACCAGTAATCTGATCGATATACGTGATGTCGCCAGGAAGAAGGGAGGCACGCTGATTCTTGAGGGAAGTCGGAGCAACCATCGGCGGATTGGTGGCTTTATCAATCAACTGCGACTTGCGCTTCTGGAGAAGCTGCAATGCCTTAACAGGTCCAAGCGCCAGCATACCCGGGCATGATGATCCATAAACATCTTCGCCGTTAACTTCCCAGCGCGGAGCCATAATTGGAAACTCATCGAATCCGGACTCACGCAACAACTTGTCGTTATCGCCACCAACCTCGTAATAAACCGATTTGAATGGCTTGTTCTTGCTATCCAGCTTCGATGTATCGCGGTCAATGTTCGGGTAAACCGAATGCATCACTTCAATCCACTTCTCGTAGGTTCCGCTTTCCCACATGCTTTTTACGGATTCGCTGACGTTATTTAGCCCGAACTCCTGAACAAGCTGACGAACAGTCATAGAGAACTTGCGAAAACAGGTGTCCACACTGCCACGAGGTGAGTTAGCCAGGTAGTAACTGCCTATCGGGAATGGCATTGTGCGAATGATGTCCTCGTCATCCTCCAGCACTGCCATTGCACCAGTGCTGTATGTGCCGAGGCTTCCGTATAACTGCGGCAGCGACTGATAGAGATTCGACTTATTGAACATATCGTTCATGCGGTTCTGCACCGCCTCAAGCCACAACTTAACAGGGCCATAATCCATCATTTCAGGATCTGGCTAGCCAGGCGAAACCACGGACGCGCGGGGCTGTGATGCCTGACATCATGCCGCTGGCGAGAGTGCGCGCCGCCATAGTCCCGGTCGAATCAATAATGCGTGTATTGCGTCGATCGTTACGGTTAACCTCAGAAGTCAGAAAGCGGGAACCACGCGGGTTGATGTAATCACTCAACTCGCGCCAGTGCGGCTCGAACGACTGACGCTCGCTTTCAAGTTGTGCGAACTGTTTGTTCAATCGCTCTTTAGTTGTTTCCGCCATTTCAATGACTCCGGTTACTGACCAAGCAGCGTTTTACCGCTGGTATTAGCGGTTGATGTGTCGCCCTGAGAACCGGTAAGCAGCGTAGAACTACGACCAGCAGCAGCGCGACGGCGACGAGTTTCTTCGTCGCGGGCATCAACAACGGCGGCATCCTGCTCCTGTGGTGCTGCCTGAACTTCTGGTGTTGCAGGCACTGATGGTGAGCTACCCATGCACATATCAATGACTCCGTACGCAATTAAATTATTACCAATTTAACCACATATGATTTATTTATCGTAGGCAGTTGACATTTAACGCACAAATTATTACCTTTCAGGTAACCAAAGAGTTCATTCCGGTTACTAACCTGACTGGCTTGTCGTTAAATTGAACAGGTGGAGTGAGCTTTTATTTTGAGCAGTACGGCGTATGGCACATGCGCCGATAGCGGTCTGGATACGTTTAAGGGGCACCCTCCCTTGCTCGGGCAAACGAACCAGGTAGCCGGAATGTGCAAGTCGAGCGGTTTTATTCCGCGCACGGGGATTCACCATCCCGGCGATTCGGTGTGACGCCTCGGAAGAGACGAGGGTACAACGATGAGAGCATTTATGGAGCCGCGACAAAGTGTGGCGCCTTAACAGGCTAAGTGCTCTCAGCGTTGTGGCATTAGCTCAGCTGGACAGAGCAACCGCCTTCTAAGCGGTTGGTCGCAGGTTCGAATCCTGCATGCCACGCCAGAATCACGCCTAAGGACCGTGATGCCAGAAGTTCCAGGGGCTTGGCGGTGATGGTTTCCCTTGAAGGACTATCACCGCCCTTTTTACAGCAGGGCGCCATTGCGATGGCTTCATGCTGTAAACCAGTACAGCCACGGAAGGCATAACTCATTGCTTCCAGTTCGCCCGGTTCGCCGGGCATTTTTTTAAGGTGAGATCATGAAAACAGCCGACATGCTAGCTAAATATCTAAATGAATGGCCGTGCAAATATGTACGCATTGTTCAGGGTGATGACTCAATTTTTTATGGTGTTTTTGCAGGAAATGAAATGCTTTGTGAAGCAATTCCAGGTGAGCGACTTGCCGGGTTAACGCTTAGCGATGACCATGGAATAGGAGTTACTTGCCATGACTGGATTTCAGCGCAGAAAACTGAAATGGAAAAAGGCAATGTAGTTTGATATTTCTCGCGCTGTATACGCCAAAGAAAAAAGTGATGATGAATTACAATGCGCGAAAAACCTTATACAACAATGAAGTTACAATGCCTGGCTGAAGTGCTTAGTAAAAGATCTTTACTTGATGTGGTTGGTGCTGAGCAGGACGCCAAGGCAATCAACGCCGCATTCGATAAAATAACCTTCTAACACCGTGACATGTCACAAACAGCCAGCCGATGAGCTGGCTTTGTTTTATCCTCACCAGAGGATATCTCCGTCATTATCCCCGCTAACGGATTAAGCATAGGGATCGTAATCTGTAATGGCCTTGCCTTGCTGGTTCTGCTGCCCGGGAATTCGCAGGCGCTTTGACACCGGGAACGCAAACGTCAGCAGTAGCGCATCGCCTTTACCAGGAGAACGCCCAAGCCGCTCCTTGATATCTTCCTTCGGTTCGATAACGATTTTACCGTCCACTCGAACTTTGTACTCTGCCGCCGACAGGTCGTCCGCTGTTTCCTGGTCATCAAGCATGCCGCCCAGCCTCAGCCATGTCTTGCATGAGTTGAACATCTCCCCACGCTTGTTGAGCATCTGCTGGTCAGTAGACGCGCCACCGAACGGAACAAGTTGCCATGTACGACCCCAGCCGTCACCGATTGACTTCAAACCGGTTCCGTAACCGAAGTCGATGAACACCGCGTCAGCCTGATACTGGTCTTCAAAGTCAGCGATACGCTTCGCCATAATCAGATCGTCGGTAGTCTTGTTGCCAGTCCACAGCACCTTACTGTGTAGCCCCTGCCGCAGGTATATCACAGCGTCATCAACGCCGGAGTATGCCGGGTCAACGCCGATTATCACCGGAGCATGTGCCACCTGCGCAGCAGTTACCACCCGTTTCATTGCCTCGTCAGTAAGACCGGTAGGGATAAACTGCAATTCAGATGCATCAGGGAATATGCCACGCACACGGATTTTAACGAAGTCGCTATCTTCCCCGTAGTCATCAACCCATTTCTGCAACTGCTGTTTGTTGGTGCCTTCCACCGTCCTGCTGTCAATCTGCGCAGTTTTCCAGCGGTGTTTGTATTTGCGGAAACATTCACGGAAACGCCCGGTGTTACGTGTAGGGTTTCCGAAAGCCACCCAGATAATCTCAGTGTCTTCGTCCGTTAGCGCACCCTCGGCAACTTCCCACACCAGATCCGCAATGTTCGACGCTTCATCAAATACCACGATGATGCGTTTACGCTCGTTGTGTAGTCCGGCGAATGCCTCAGTGTTGTGCTCAGACCAGGGGATTGCGTCAGCTCGCCACCGCTTGTCGTGCCCAGGGTCATTGCTGTACATCGCGGTAGCGGTACAGGTAAACCAGTCTTTCGTGATAGCAAGGTTTGACCACTTGATAATTTCCGGCCAGGTCTTCGTTCGTAGCTGGTTGTCGGTGTTGGCGGTCACCACGACCTTACAATCCTCGCAAGTGGACATGCCCCAGTTGATCAGCATTGAGATGAATGCGGATTTACCAATACCGTGACCAGAAGCACGTGCCAGCATAAGCGGCTGATATCGCGTCTCTGGATTCTGCAGGTGATCACGTATCTCTCGGAACGCATCGGCCTGCCACTGACGTGGACCGGTGGCATGTCGCCAGTTCAGTACCCTCCTTCCCCCCCACGGGGAACCCATAGAGGGCATAGCCAAGCGGATCGTGAGTGAACCCTGCAATATCTCGATTAACTGCTCTTCAGGAGATAACGCTGTATCTGTCACTGATTGCCACTGACGTTCTTCAGTCTCTTCCTGGCTGCCGCTATGCGATCAGCAATTGTCACATTCACATTAACATCCAGGCGTTCTTTGAATGCGTTGACGTCGACGTGCTTACCAATCAGTTCGAGGTTCTTCACCTTGTCAGGCCATTTAATTTTTTGATGATTGTCTCTATCGAATCCTCGTTCATGTTCATGATGGTCGATGACAGATCAAAGCCGCTAAGCGTAGTGCGCCAGATTTTCGGCCACTCTCGGATTGGCTTAAGGCTACCATCGTCGTTGAGGATGTCGATCACGTCCATCTGGTCGATCTCCACCAAGCGCATGAGAACGTAATCAGCACTGACGCGCATTCGTTTGTTGCGCTCCTCCATCAACTCGGCAATCCGTTTTTGAATGCGTTCATCGCGCATCATGACACTGGCTTTAACTGCCGCTGTATTTGGGGAGAATCCTGCGTTAATCGCTGCCTGAGTCTGGTTTTCAGGCGTTTTGATGTATGACTGGCAATAAGCCTCCTGCATTGCTGTTAGTGGCTTAAATTGCGTTGATTTGCGTTTATAGGCTTTAGGTTCAGCAGGCATCATAACCACCGTGGTAATAGTTACCGTTGTGGTAATAGTACCATGCAAAATAAAGCCGCCATAGTTGGCGGCAGTATTCAAACCCCATCAAATTCATCATGCATAATCTACTCGTGACATGTCACACTATTAATTTCGTTTCATGCCAGCCTTTAGTCACCCAGCATTGCGAGTCACCATCACACGGGCATGAATTCACAGGAACTCTCTCGCCGCACTTACCGCAACGTTTTCTGCTGATCGATTTTATACGCCCGTGCACGCGTGCATCATCCTGGCGGATCAGTAACGCTATATACTCACCAAATTCGTAAGGCGCACGCCCGGGGCGACGCGTGGCACAGTTACGCTCCAGCATTTCAATTTCCTGAGCATCAAGCACAATTTCCAGCTTACGCACACCAGATGCAGCTTGTCTGGCTCTCTGAGCGGCTTTGCGCTCTGCTGCTGATTTAGCCATCAATATTCACCTTTATAGCGAACACCTTTACCGGTTTATCGCCGAAGTGCGGATGTGTGATTGTCTTGATTTCATATCCGTCATACGGGACGTCAATTCTGCGGCTGGAATCGTCGCGCTTCGGATATCCCTTTGTGATAATCAGGCGGTCATACTCGCGGAACATAATTCGCTTATTCCAGTAGTCATTACACAGGCGATACTCTTCCGTTTTCTCTCCGCGAATCATGGCATCGAAGTATTCACCTTTAACGGCAAGTTGCAGGTTAGCCACGACCTTCCTCCTTTGGCTTGTGAATTTGTATCGTCATGCCGCTTTGAGTGGTGACTACAACGACAGAACCAGGCTGAAGACTGTTAAGATTGAATGCTTCGTAAAACGAAGCCAAGGCCAGCGCTTTTTTATTCTTTCGGTTCCACCAACGCCATCCATTGCTACAGGCTACACTGACAATCCACTGTCCACTCCTGTAAGCCATATAAAACCAGATGAGCAAAACCTGAATGAATGCTATCCAGTCAATAATCGTATATTTCGCGAAGGAGACCATCAATTAACCTCCTGCGGCGGTTCCGGTAGAGGCATCCAGTGAGTTACATGTGCCCCGTAATGATTCCAGAACGACGCAACTGGCGCACTGTCTCCATCAGGGACAACCCAGTAATCGTGATGAACTTTATTATTAAGCCCATCAAACACCAGATACTCTTTACAACTTCCGGGAATGTTCTCAGGCATTCGCTCACTACAGCTTATCCAACCATCCGGAATTACCGGATAGTTGCCAGCCAGTCTACGCAAAACAGCCTTAACAGCCTCAATACGGTCATCATCGCAATTTTCCAGCGTATCTATGCGGTCGAGCATGATGATGGCGTTATCAATATCAGGATTGCCAGTCCACTCATTATCGCGATTGGATTCGGCAGCCTGGTTGCCGCGTACTGGTTGATTCTCGGCTTTACCCAGTCTGTCGTCGCTGCATGAATGCCCTTCCAGCCAGGCCAATGCTTGCTGCATGAAATACGCAATATGTTTGCCGTGGTAATCGTCTTCATCGATGTGAAAAGCGATACTGCGGATGTATTCAATTGCGTTTTCAATGGCCTCTAACGCTATCGGCGCTGGCGGAGTGGTATATAGTTTTCGACATTTGTATATCCAACCGGCATGGTCAGGCGTGTCTGTAAAGCGCAAATCGTCTTCGTAGCACTCACGACTTCGTTCTTTCCATTCCGTCCACGGAACACCGCTATTCCAGGTGGGGCGAGTGCAGGACTGATACAGAACAGGCTCGGCTTCCAGCGATGCCAGCACAATCCGTGCCAGTTCACGCACAATTTCCGGCGGCGCGTAACGGTCATTCAGGTCATCCCACAGGCGTAGCATGTTATCGCTACCAGGGTGAACATCCTCGTTAGTTCCGGCCAGCGCACTAATAACCTCATCGGCTGCCTCAATAATTTTCAGAGCTTGTTCTCTGGTAATAGTGGTCATTTGTTAATCCTCAAAACTTTATGCCCGGGCGCAAAAGCACGCGTTTTGTCTTTGCTTATTCGCCAGCCATCCTTGCGCGCCTCTTTTGCACAGCCAGCCCATGACGTACCTATATACTCACCGAAGTCTGGCACTGGATATACACCTTCCGTGCACTGACGGCAGTCACAATAGAGATGCATGGTGTAACTTGCAGCGATAGCCATATCACTCTCCTTTAGTACGCAAGTGGTTTTTCCAGCGGTTTTGCGCCGCGCTGGGCTTTTTGCAAAAACCACAATCCATCATCCCGTAATATTTCATCAACCCCATCCGTCGGTTGCTGAGTCTCACCCACTGCCAGACGCCAGGAGCGTTTCTACGAACTAACAGAATCTTTGCTTTACGGTTTTTCATCGTTTTGCTCTCCTGCGTCTCCTTTGATGCAAATGCCAGCGACGCATGGCACATTAACTTCCACGATGCGCACAGTTGGTTTGTACATCTCAATCGCTGTCAGCCAGTCAGCGCCAGTCATGCGCTTTTCTGCATCGCCATTAGTCCACTTAACCGGTACACCAATAGCCTTCATCGCGATTTCTATTTCCCCGGCGATGGCGCTTTTTCCGCAACCAGTAAAACCAGAACAACGACAAGAACTTCACCTTTGGCTGGTTTTATTTCCCGTGCTTCCAGTTCTGCAATGCGCTTCTCTGCGGCTTCCAGCTTCTCGCGCATATCGTCAACGTACTCGACCAGAGAACCGCCAGCAGGAATTTCGCACTCCTCGACCAGTTGGAAGTAGATATCAGCTGCGGCCCGTGTGTTGCTATGCCTAGCGTCGCCCATCTCACCTTCACGAAGAGCATCGCGTTCGGCGGTAAGATTGGCTATTTTGCTGTCTTTGCCTTCCAGCTCAACACGCAGCTTCCCTACCGTTAGCGCAATATCCTCGTTCTCCTGATCGCGGCTTTTGATGTATTGCAGGTTTCTTTCCCGTTCATCCAACAATGCCAGCGCGATATCTGGCGAAAAGTGCTTCATAAAATCGTTAAGCGCATTAATTCGCTGATCGAAAGGCATTACAGGTGCTTCACCAGCAATTTTTGTTTTTTCAGCGATTTCACGAAGCTTTTGATAATCAATCTTGCTCACTGGTTGCCTCCTTTGCGAAGCTGCTCCGCACAATGCAGCAGGGCGTCCGTCGCTTCTTTCACCGTAACGATGTCGCCATCGTCCAGCCCGGCAACCGTCGCGTCCTTAACGAACACCGAGCAAAGGTCATTAAACGCCTGCGCACGTACTTCAGCCAGGAGAGCGTCGGTGACCGGAGTTTCGCTGTGGTATAGGGCATCGTTGATAATCATTGCAGCAACACCAGCCTGCCCTGCATCCGTGACCGACACATGCTCAAGAGTTACGGCCATTGCGTGTTTCAGCGCCGCATTCTCCGCCGCCAGCGCATTAGCACGCACCAGTTGCACTTCCAGTTGCGTTGCCAAATCGCTGATCAGCTTTGCCACACTGCGCATATCAACGGCACCACATTCAGCTTTCAGTTCCGAAGCCATCTCATGCCCGGCGGCAACTAACCCTTTTGATATTACTTTCCATCTTTACCCTCGCTTATCCACATAACTTATTGATTACATTGATAACTAAAAAGATCGTCGATTCAGAACTCTTCGATGTTCCAGCCACCACCAGCTTTCTTTGGTTTAACCGTTACCCCGATGATTCGGAACGGATACTGATCTGCGGCGACTTTGGTTTTCACCCTGGCGTCGTCGGTCCAGAATCCCCCTTTCACTTCGTGCAGTTCCATCTCGCCGGTGGCGAGCATCACAGCGAAATCTGGCGTATAGAACGTGTTGTCAGCTAACCGCAGCTTGATACCCTCGAATCGATACCAAGCGATTTCCCCTGCACGTTTACGCTGCTCAAGGTGCTGGCAATACGCAGATTCTGTTTTGTTCATCTGGCCTGTTTTGAGTCGACCAAGAGCCTGCATCTGTTTTCTCATGATTTACCCCTTAGGTAATTAAAAACCACATAAGACACGAAATCAATAGATTTTAGAATATTTTATTACCTCTAAGGTAATTATCGATACGTAAAAAAATGCGCTATCGCGCTGGTATTACTTGATAAATCCTGACGCCTTTCCCCGCCTGTATTCCTCCATCAGCCACTGCGCCGGTGTTATTCCCCCAAGGGTGGCGGCGTTAGGCATGCACCCGAAACTTCGCCCTGGTGGATGGTAAACGTCTCTCCCTGTGTCCGGAGGTGTACTCATGGGCTCTGGCTTTGCCTGTATGCTGATCACCGGATCGGGTATCTGCTGTCCGGAAGCCACCTTTTTCGCCCAATCATCGAGCAGCCTGCGCGCGTGTTTCTCAACCTCACTCTCGCTAAGCTGGCGCTGATACATTGCACGACGGGTATCACATACGACCCAGTACATAACCGGATGCCGCCACGGGAATCTTTCGGGACCACCAGGATATAAACTTTTTTCCTTGCTGTACCGGTGAAACTCCGCCATCACATCGTCAATGGTGACGCCAAGAACCATCTTGCTGTCTTTGCACCACTTGATGAATTGCCCTGGCGACGGCCAGAACGGAGATTCACTGGCGCGGGCGTGGCGCATACCAGCGTTAACCTGTTCCATTGTAGTGATCCCATTCTCCAGAAACGCAAGCATCCATTGCTTACGGAATTCATTAAGTTTGTTCTGCTCCCTTATGGTCGAAACGCTTGCAGGAAATGCAGCCTGTAACTGGACAAATAGTTCATTGAAAATTCTAGCAACCTGCTCCTTTTTGCCATTGCTGTCACGCCGCTCTTCATGCACAGCAACACCATGCTCACGTAAGCGATCGTACTCATTGAGAAGTTCTGGAGTTGATTTCATCCCACACCCCTTCTATCCAGTCAGTGTTATTCCAGTCAAGCTCATCGCTTTTCCCGGCATTTTTTGATTTTCCCCTGATATGATTTACGTGCCTGGCGAATTTTTGTTCCCACTGAACCTGCGTGAACACTTTGCCCTCAGCCATCCAGTAATCCCGGAATGCAGCAAGTTCAGCAGGTGTAAATTCCGGTTCCGGCAGGGCCGTTCCCCACAGCGCAGCACGCCGCCGAAAATCTGGCGACGGTAGCCAGCCATCTGTCATCGGAAATTTCCCGATGGGTTCACTCAGGCCATCCAGAAATTCAGGTTCTGCCACCTGCAACGGCGTACTGTTCGCTTCACTGGTCGGAGCACCCTCGCGCACGTGCGCTATGTGTGGGGTTTTATATATATCTTCCTCTTCCTCTTCCTCTGGTAACTCCTTTTGTAACGCTGTTGGCGTTACTTTTTGCGTTACTCGTTTTCGATGCTCTGCCACTCTTCTATTCGTAAGTGCACGTTTTTTCGATGATTCTCCATTATGTCGCTCAAAGTTTGGAAGAATTAGTTTGCCGTCATGATAAGCAAGCCATCCGACGCTAATGAGGGCGTCAGCAAATCCTGTAATAAAAGCGAGTCTATCAAGTACTCCTTTTGTAACGCTGCCAGCGTTACCGTCTATTGTTTGCTGGTCAGCCCATGCCCATATACGAACCAGCTTTCCAAGAACAGCATCTGGATCAATACCCAGAATTTCTGCTATCTGAAAAATTTCAGGTTTATCAGGAGTGATAACTTCAACCTTAATCCAGCTGCTTGCCATAGGTTTCCCCTCTTGCACTCTTTAGTGCACAAGCAAATTCATTACGATGGCGGTTGGCGCTATTCATTGCACATTCAACACATGTTCCGTTCAGAACATACCTTTCAGAGAGATGGCCGTGACGGCACCGCTTTCCTGTGAAATAGCGATTTAACCCGGCTTTTGCGGCCTCCATTCTGGTTACTATCTTCAATTTTTCCGCCCCTTTTTGTTATTGATATTGGCTATTTTGCACAATTGGAAAATTTGATCAACCAGATTTGGTTTTTTATTACCTTTGAGGTACGAATAGATATGAAAAGACCGCCGGGTGGCGGTCTACAGAGGGTTGTAGCTGGATATCATGAGTAGAAGAAGTATGCCAGTTCTGCTTTTGAGCGCAGCCATTGTCTTGTTTTACAGGCTTTAAAAAGCCCATTCATCAATACCTTACCTGGCATTTTGCGCTTGCCTGTTAAGTGAGTCTGGATATAGTGACTAGTCGTTCCGGCTTCCTGTGCGAAGGCTTCACGCTCATCCGGAGTAAGTGCAAGCCAGTGCTTTTTGAAATCGAAATGTCCGTTATCGCTCATAGCTATTGCCTGATATTTATTTCAGATAATAAATATTCACCCATAAGGTAACAAAAATCAAGGATAGTTACCTATGAGGTGCATTTACCTGTTGGGTAATATTGCTTTAAATTGAATCATCTACTGATTCATATATGAGGCGATTTTCCAGAAAATGAAAAGTATCCAGGACGTCCGCAGGCAAAATCTCAACGACTTGATCGACCGTGAATTCAATGGTGTTCAGACGCGGATGGCAGAAAAACTTGGAACTCAGGCAAATCTGGTAAACCGCTGGGCTCTTGGCAAGAAGGTTATCGGCGACCAGGTTGCACGAAAAATTGAAGCTGCCGCCAATAAACCCCGTAACTGGCTTGATATTGATCGTTCGCTTTCTCAGGAGGGTTTTCAGCCTGTCGGCCCGAGCGATATAGGTCAGCTGGCGGCTCACAACCTGGAACGCTGGATGAGCGAAAGCCGCGACCTTTCAACACAGGGAAAACTTCACCGCGCATCCGGCGTCGCCCAGGTGACAATCAGCCGCCTGTTAAACAATGAGGTCAGCGTTTCCATTTCCACCCTGGAGAATGTTGCATCCGCATTCGGGCGTCACGGATATGAACTACTGATTCACCCGCACGACCCTGCGACTATCAACTATGACCGCTCACGCTACGCATTGTTACCCGAAACCGAGAAAGCAAAGATCGAAAGTTACATTGAATTTGTCATCAACCAGAACGAAAAAAGCAAACAATAAAACTATATTTTTCAGTAAGTAAGCCGCCTCATGGCGGCTTTTTTATTGCCAGATAGATTACCTTACGGGTAATTTTTTTAACTCATATCTATTGACACCAAACCAAATAAGCATAATTATTACCTAAACGGTAACAGACCGAGGTAACAAGTTATGCAGTGGAAAATCATCAACGGTTTGTACTGCGTTACTGCATGCGGATTCATGAGCTGGAAGTTCCGCACCTTACAGGAAGGCATTAAGTGGGCTTTCGTCAGCAAAGAAGCTCGCGATGTAGCCAACGATAACGAGATATGGGAGGGCTGATAATGAACGTTAATCAGCAGAAAAAATCTTCAAAAAAATCATGCTGGCATTCGACAAGGACTACCGCCTGTCAGAACAGCTATATGACCGACAAGTTGAACTGATTGAGAGCATCCGACTTCATCAACTGTCCTCAACTTTCGACGTTGTAACAGGCAAAGGCGTTCGTCAGGAAGTGCTGGAGGCTGCTAAAGACAGCCCTGAGTTCGAAGAACTGATGGATTCCTACCGGCGCGAGGCAATGGCAATTATCGCCCGCTGGGATCTGGCGGATCGGATTGATGGGCAGAGGGAAGCGGCATGATGCAGAACGCTGGAATCATGGATAGAACAAAATACATCGGAGGAAGCGATGTTGCAGGGATTCTTGGAATTAGCCCATGGCGCACCCCGCTTGAGGTTTATCTGGATAAGGTCCAGCCACGTGTCAAACCAGTAGACCCAAGCAAGCAGAAAGTTTTCACGCGTGGCCAGCGTATGGAGCCATACGTAATAGACCTGCTTTCTGAGGAAACAGGGATGGAAATCGTTCATCGCGGAAACCGCTATATCCACCGTGATTACGATTTTATTGCAGCTGAGATCGATGCAGAAGCAGCGTCAGGCGAGAACATTGAGATCAAAACAGTTAGTCCGTTCAAAGCCAAAGAATGGGGAGAAATCCAGACAGATGCAATTCCTGTGCATTACACGGCCCAGGCCATGCACGGGTTGATGGTTACAAACAAACAGGTATGCGTTTTCGGTGTGCTTATCGGTGGCGACGACTTCCGAATCTATCGGGTTGAGCGTGATGAAGAAACTATCCAGGCGATCTTAGAAAAAGAAATCGCTTTCTGGGACCGAGTGAAAAATCTTAACCCGCCGGAAGCTACCAGCGTAAGCGATGTATCGCTGATGTTTGAGAAAGATGCCGGGACAAGTATCGAGGCTGACGGAAAGGCACTCGCACTATTCAACGATCTACGAGACATGAAGTCACGCAGAAAATCACTGGAAGAAGAAATAGCTATATCAGAAGAGAAGCTGAAGATGTACATGCAAGAGCACTCAGTCCTGACCCTGGACGGAAAGCCGCTCTGCACATGGAAATCTCAGATCAGCAACAGATTCGACCAGAAGCTATTCCAGTCAGTACACCCTGAGTTATTCGAAAAATTCAAAACAACAACGACACAACGCGTCTTCAGAATGAAGTAAGGAGAAAAAATGTCTATCAATGCACTTAAGGCAGCGGCTACCGGTAACCAAGTTGCACATCATAATGAGAAACCAACAACTCTGGCCGGACTTCTGGCAGACCCAAAAATTAAAGCTCAGATGGCTTTGGCACTTCCAAAGCACATGACAGCAGACCGTCTGGCGCGCATAGCAACCACAGAGATCCGAAAGGTTCCAAAACTTGCATCATGCGACCAAGCCAGCTTCCTGGGGGCAATTATGCAATGTGCCCAATTGGGTCTTGAACCAGGCGGAGCTCTTGGACACGCTTACCTGATACCGTTCGACAAACGCCAGAAAGTAAATGGAAGATGGGAAACCGTATCTACAGAAGCACAGCTGATTATCGGCTATCGCGGAATGATTGACCTTGCCCGCCGCTCTGGGCAGATCCTGAGTATCTCGGCTCGTACCGTACATACAAACGACAAATTCAGCTACTCATACGGCCTGGAAGAAACGCTCGAGCATTTACCTTGCGAAACAGGTGACCGCGGAGAATTAAACGCACGTTTACGCCGATTGCACGACTGAAAGATGGCGGAGTCCAAATTTGAAGTTATGAGCCGGGCAGACATTGAGAAAGTTCGTGCACTGAGCAAAGCAGGTAGCAGTGGCCCATGGGTTGATCACTTCGATGAGATGGCTAAAAAAAACAGTAATTCGCCGACCAATTCAAATATCTTCCTGTTTCTATTGAAATGCAGAAGGCTGTTGTTATGGATGAGCGCGCTGAAGCTGGACTTAGCCAAGATAACGCAGCTGTTATCACTGGTGAATATTCCGTAGTTGACGATGAGCGTCAACACCTGTCGCCAATTTCAGATTCAGAACGAGAAGAAGCTCGAGAATATATCATCGCGATACTTAATAGCCTGGATCCATCTGCTGAAGATGCAAAAACGATGTTCAAGCGCGCTGAAAATGAGATTAACACCATGGCTGAAAAGCTCGGTGATGAATATCACCAAAAATTCATGATGACGCTTAACGATATGCGTCCAGAATTCGAGTAACCACCACCGCGGTGCCACACGCGCCGCACTGCAACCAAGAGAGGTATTTATGAAAGGTGCATTAGGTAAGAAGGAACTCCTGGCGGTGGTGCCACTGTCATGGAGCACTATCGACCGTATGGAGCGCGCAGGGGAATTTCCTAAACGCTGGTATATCACTGACAAACGCTGCGCATGGAACCGTGACGAAGTTGAGCGTTGGCTTGATGAACGTCAGGCAGCAAGCCCGGCAGAGTTCCAGGGTAAAAAACCTCCTGTTCAGCAACGTGTATATCGTCCCGTGAGCAACGCTGCATGAGTGCGCTGCTAAGGCACTGGATCAAATGGTCAGGATGGTACTTATTCCTGGCCTCTGTTTCAGCATGGCTTTATCTGCTGGCATTAATTTTCAGAGAGAGTTGGATTAAGTGAGAAAGTTAAGCCGACTTGAAAAATATCACATGAATAAGGTTTCAATGCGCAGTCCGTCAAAGATTGTCGCCGTTACTCCTGCGGCGATAGAGATCGAAAAACGCGCGATTGAAAGAGAGAAAAAAGGGCAGTTCCGCATTGCCGCTCACCTTTGGCTTCAGTGTATGGATGTTGCTTCTGGTGATGTTGAGCGTGCAAGGATCGCGGTTCGCAGGGACCAATGTATCACAAAAGGTAACGGCCTTCGCCGTGGAGACTATAGCGGTATAGGATGTTGCGGGGTGGTTTATGACTAAGAAATACACACTAATCTATGCAGATCCACCCTGGGTATACCGGGACAAAGCCGCAGATGGTAATCGCGGTGCCGGTTTTAAATATCCGGTTATGAGTGTGCTGGATATCTGCCGCCTTCCTGTGTGGGATTTGGCCGATGAAAACTGTCTGTTGGCCATGTGGTGGGTGCCAACACAACCACTCGAAGCACTAAAAGTTGTTGAAGCCTGGGGATTCCGTCTGATGACGATGAAGGGCTTCACGTGGATAAAATGTGGTAGTCGACAACCAGATAAACTGGTTATGGGTATGGGACACATGACTCGCGCCAATAGTGAAGATTGCCTGTTTGCGGTAAAGGGAAAACTACCTACGCGCATTAATGCAGGGATCGTTCAGTCATTTACCGCACCGCGGCTTGAGCATTCAAGAAAGCCAGATATCGTTCGTGAAAAACTTGTGCAATTATTAGGCGATGTTTCTCGCATTGAACTGTTCGCCCGCCAGACGTCTCATGGCTTCGATGTTTGGGGTAATCAGTGCGAAGACCCGGCAGTGCAACTACACCCTGGATACGCGTTGGATATTGGCGGATTAACAAATGCATTCAGCAATGCTCCGCTGTCACCAACAGACATCCAGGGGG